CGTTACTTTTGTTTTTCTTGGAAAGAATTTCTATTAACTCATGTATTTCTTGGTCTCTGCCAGAAACTTTAGATATTTTTTTAGATAGAAACCTTTCATTAAGATTTACGCAGTATTTACTTAAGTTAGGAAGCGGCCCTTCATCATCTATTTTTTTAGGTTTTATTCTTAATTTACCGTCTTCAGTTAAAGGTCTACCTGAATCTATCAAAATACTTTTAATTTGATCAGTGGGAGGAATGCTAGTTTCTAATATATATGTTTCTATGATATCTTTGGCATGTATAGTATCTATACCGTTTTTCTTAAGATACTCTATAAAATAACCTTCCATATCAAGTATCGTATAAAGGATATGCTCTATACCTATAAAATAACTATCAAAATTATCAGAGAAATCTTTAGCAAAGAATATTATTTCATTTACATCTTCATGCCACCCCCCTTGTCCCTTAGATGATTGGAAATATTCTTTATTTTCAGATGCGTATTTTTTAAATAATTTAATAAATTTTTTACCTTCGAAAGAAATGCCATAGGTTTTTAACCTTACAGCACAACTGTCAGATATATTGATTAAACATCCATAAACTAAATGTGCAGTAGTAACCAAGGTATGACCATTAGCCTCTGCAAATTTTTGAGAATCTTTAAGCCCTTTCTTAGCTTTAGGGGTTAGGTTAAAATCAGTTAGACCCATCATAATTCTTTACACTATTTAAGTTCAGATAACTTCATGTAGATTTTGTCTTCTAGAGGAAAAATTTTATCTATAAACACAATATCATCGCCTTTAGAGCCATACACTATCACAATATCAGATTTTTTGGGTAATTTTTTACCTGAATTTAAATAATCTGTGAGTCTAGCGTCTCTGTTGCTATCTAAGAAAAGACCCTCTAAAACACCACCTTCATCTTGCATCGTCAAACGTGCATATTTATTGCCATTTCTGCTGGTTCTACGCATAATATCAGTCAAAATACCTACAAATTTGACATTAGAGCGCTCATTTAAATCTTTTACCGTTTCTGCCGAGTGGAAATCGCCTTCATAGCTAAATACCTGTCTTATATTGTGTGAATAGCTATATCCTAAAAGTTTTTCTTCAAAAAACCAATTAGCATATTTTAAATGCTGTTTATTCATTTCATAAATATTTTTATAAGGTTGGAACTTTTTATGAAATGTCTGAAACCTTTTATCTGAAAACATTTTTCTATTATCATCACCCACCATATTTTGTTTTTTAGCGTCATGAATAGCATTTATTATGTCATAGCTATATTTTTCACCAAGAGACACAAAGTTTCTTTTCTCTCTGTCTGTTAATATATTAAATGTTTGAGCCTCTAAAACAAGTCTTGGCCTGTTGCTTTTTACAAAAGAATCTAACAAACCCGCTTGAATTAACGCTGACAATGTCCCTATATTTAAACCTGCTTGTTTAGCCGACAAGAAAACTTCATATTTATTAGAGAATGACTCTTCCCTAAAATCAAGTAGGGACTGTAATACTTTAGTTGAAACCCCCTTTATTGAATTCAGGCCGTATCTTATGTTTTTACCCTCTATTTTAAAATCTATATCTGATTTATTTAAATCGGGAGGCAAAAGCTTTATATCAAAATGAGAAAGCTCTTGAGATATTTTAGCTATCTCTTCGTGAGAATTAGGTTCGAATTTTGCATATTTCAAAAGACTTAAAAAGAACTCTTGTGGGTATGTAAACTTTAAGTAAACAGTTATGGCGGCTAAATGTGCGTAACTGATTGAGTGAGACTTGTTAAATGAGTAATTAGCGGAGTCTTCTGCTACTCTCCACAAAACATCTCCAATCGCAGGGTCTAATTTGTTTTCTTTAATTTTATCCTCGATTCTCGCTTTCCATGCTGGCATCTGATCGACTTTTTTCTTACCGACAATCCTTCTTAATTGCTCCGCTTCATCTAAAGTAAAACCTACCTTTACAGCCATTTTCATTAACTGTTCTTGATAAAGAGGAATACCACCTGTGTAGCTCAAAATATCATCAAAAAACTCATGGACCGATTGGAATTCTCCAGTGCGAACGTATGCCGCATAACTATCTTTAAAGTCTAAAGCTCCAGGTCTTGCAATAGCGACAACCGCAGACAACTGCTCTAAATTTTGAGGCGCAATCAAACGACAAACTTTGAAATTAGTCTCTGCTTCAATTTGGAATAAGCCTTGTGGAGAACGCAAAGAAGATAAAGCTGTGTAAATAATCTCATTATTAACATCTATCTCTGATACATCTATATCTACTTGTTTGCAAACATCATGAACAACAGAAAGCGTTCTCAAACCAAGGATATCGAACTTGACACTAAGGCTCGCGACATCATTCATATCATATCCAGAAACAAGAGCGCCATCATTAGTTGTTTGAAGAGGCATTATGCCATCTAAATCATAGTATGAAATAGATATGCCAGAGGGATGAACTCCAGTGTTTTTGTTCAAGCCTTGTAATTTTTTTGCTATCTGAAATACTTTAGGGTATTTATCAGCGTAAGATTTAAAAGATTCACTCTCTTCATAAGCGGTATCTAATTTAGCCACAATACCAAAGTGTTTAGGAATAGTATCACTTATTTGATTAACTTCCCCCTCTGATAATTCAGCCACAATTTTACCACACTCTTTCATACAAAGTTTACCACTAAGAGTATTTAGGGTGAGAATTTTGGATGTTTTACCCTCATATTTTTGCTCGATGTAATTGATTACTTCTGCCCGTCTATCATAAGAAATATCGTTATCTACATCAGCAAGTAAGCTACCATCAAGAAATGTTTCGCCATTATGTTCTATTTTTTTAGCTCTACTTTTAGATACAAACCTTTCAAAGAAAAGATCATACTCAATAGGATCTATGTTAGTAACACCTATTACATAAAGAACTAAAGAACCAGCTGCGCTTCCCCTCCCTGCTCCTGTAGGAATGTCGTTTTCTTTGCAAAAATTTATAATGTCCCAATTAAGAAGAATGTAGTCAGTAAACCCAAGATCATCAAAGATTGTTAATTCTTCTTTTAATCTATCATAATAAGTTTGTGCGTTTTCAAATTTATCAATACCTTTTTCTTTTAATCTGGCAAAGCAAAGCCTTCTTAAGAATTGGAAGTTATCTCCCAGGTCTAGACAAGCAACCTCGTCATAATATTTTTTTTCTATTTTAATTTCTGGCAATTTTACCCCAACAGGAAATGGAGTATTGTAACCTGTAAAACTGTTAGAACTCATATTTCAAGGTCAAATAATTGTTTGCGAAAAACTTTAAAATTCATTTCAATGTCATACAAAGCATCATGAAGTCTTTTGGGATCATGGTCAATGTTATATTTCTTAAGAAGAGTGGCTTGAGATGTTTTTAAACCTCTCTCTCTATGATTTAGCAGTCTATACTGCCAACCAATAAAATCATTTTTGTCCACAGGTATTTGTTTTGCTATGGCAGTAGCCAAAGATTTTGTATCTATGATTCTATCGACAAATGAGTAATCTGGGTTTTTACCCATAAGTTTTCTCCAAATGTTTACCATATAAACATCAAAGCCTAAAAGGTTTTGACCAATGATTAAATTATTTTCGTCATAAAGATCTTTAGAGAACTCTTCCCAAACTTGATTCGGAGCCTTAGAGTTCTTGTTATATTCTTTCATAGAAAAACCTGTCACCTTGGCGGCTCCCTCTGAAACATTAATGTTCGGCCAATGAATAAACCTATCGTTACGGGCCACAATTTTGTCCCCTTCTACAACTAGCCACGCAACCTGCCAAGGTCTAGAGGTAATTAAATTTAAACCTTCGGTTTCTGTGTCAAAGACTATATATCTTTGCTTTTTGTTAAATCTAAGCAGTGGCTCGTTCATTCTCTAAATATGATTCAAAGCAAAATTCATTACTGCCAAAATGATCTAGATTAGGACAGCTTAAACTTGCGGTTCTCCCAAAGTTTCTATTGCACAAAATTTTATATGTTTGTAAAGCCTCTACATCTTGCTTCTTCTTATAAAGAATGCTTTTGACTTTTCTTATCGGTCTATTTTCTGTAAAAAGATTGCCTTTAGCAAACTTCAAAACTTTCTGTTTTAATAGGTGATCAAAAGGTAGCCCATTATCTTCAACCCAAAATGTAGGACATATTTTATTGAAATTGGGGACACACTTCCTTAAGTGAAAATTGTTATTGTAGATAAATGAATCATAAAAGGGGATAACCATCTCCAAATTGTTGTCCCATATAGAATTTAAAAAAGCAAAATCAACTTTTCCTTTACCCGTATGAGCATACGAATATATTTTGTAAAGCAATCTACAGCCATCGTCATTATTTGCAAATATAACAATTTTATGATCTGAATTGTCTTCAGCCTCAATATCGTTGCAACAAGTTAACCTTAAACCAAAAACTAAATCTATATCTCTAGAACGACACCTGTTATGAGCAGTTACAAAACCAGTCATTGAATCTTCGACAAGAACTAAAGACTTTATGTTATGCTCCTCACATATGCTTAGAATACTATCGGGACCACCATCTAACTCATCCTCATCAAGAGTCAAAATACTCTTTCCAATTGAATAGGTGGACTTAAATACTGGTATCATCACTGTCAGGATACCCGTTTTCTCGGATTTGTCAAGAAGAATGTGCGGGACATCCTTGATAATATCTCAACTCGCAGAAACCACCCTCTGGAATCAAGCTTTCAGAAAAACTATCTTCAAAATAAGATTTACAAAACTTACCTTCGGAATTGTAGACCTCATAATAAAAAAAATCAAACTTCATGGGGCAGTGCCACTTAGGAGATCCGTCTTTTTTTAATTCACCTTTTCTAGTTGCAAAACCACATAAAAGTTTGCCGCTAAAAGAATTGTCTTTTGGAAAGCCTTGGTGTGCTGCAAAATTGTATTTAGCATCTCTCTCTGAAAAATTATCTAAATATTTTTGGATTTCTGTAAGTTGTAACTCGAAACCTTTTAATTCGTCAGTTTCTAAAGGCTTCATCCTGACAACGCCAGATTTGCTAGCATTAGGATCTAAATCAAACTTAAGAAACAAAAACTCACTAACTCTGTTAGAGTATTCTGGAAAAAGTTTTTGCACCGCCAAACTATACATCAAGTCTTGTAAATTATCTGTTTGGTCCTTTCCTTTGAAAACGTCCTTGCTTGTTTTAAAATCTCTTATTAAAGCAAATTTTTGTTTTTTATACAAAAAGAGTTTGTCTATAAACCCTCTTACTCTATAGCAAATATCGCCCTCTTTTTTTACTATATCAAAATCTTTTTCAGAGTATTCTTGAGATGGCTTTGATAAATCCCCACCAAAAAAATCATAAGACAACCCATTAAAGATCATGTCTTTCATAAGGTTTACATTGTCTATGTCGTCTACCCCCTCTTTTAAAGCGTGTTTTAATATCAATTTCTTTATAGACGGAACAGAGAAAACATCTTGGGTTTTAATTATTTTATTATAATATTTTTTTCTTTTTTTAACTCCGAGAACTTCAAATATAAGATGGCATATAGATCCTCTACGCGCACCATCATTACCTTTTTCTGGAAGATGAAGCTTATACTTACACCAATACAGCCAAGAGCAGGATTGAGCTGTCTTAATCCTACTAGCAGATAAAGGTGTTTGAGGTTCAGGCATCACTAAGTAATAAAGCAGTCTTTATTTCTTTTTTAGTGAAGCTTGAAGAGTTGTTTTTAACAAAATCGCAAATAAATTTAAGTTGTGCAGTCTGATCTATTGATTTTTCTAGCCAATATTTCTTTATGTCACAATTATCTAAATGAGCGTCACCAAAATCATTATATGATTTTGGAGGGAATTTTACACTTAAGGCGCTTAAGTCGAAGTAATTAGAAAGCTTTAAAAAACTCTTCAGTGCGGCGATAAATCCTCTATTTTGCCCACTATTTTCATCGTTATTTGTTGAAATATATATATGATCGATAGACCTACCACTAAGATAATTAATAATATTATTATTAACAGATAAGCCAAAAATGACAAGAACATTTTTAATGTTTTGTTCGTAAAGAGCCAACGCATCTCCTATACTTTCTACTAAAATTACTTCTTTTTTTAATTCAATTTCTTTATCAACACCAGTTTTACAGTTGAAAGCTGGATAAACCCAATTGTTACGCCTCCCAATATGTTTCCATTTTGGATAATCATTATTATCATCTACTTTTCTTCCAGAGAATCCAATAATTTGATTATGTTCATTATATACAGGAAACACCATTCTTCTATACATCTTACCAAATCCAGCTAATCCAACTTGAAAATCCTTTTGTGTCTCTTCAGATATATTTCTGTTATTATAAAAATTATAGTTAGGGAATAATCTTTCTAGTGATGATTCTGGGTAAATTTTTTCCATCTCTATTTTCTCTTTAGGGCAATAAGTAACTACATCAGTAGTGGAAGAATTAACTAAAATTTCTTGTATTTGTTTTTGATCTTTTACTGTAAGACGGATAAGAGCCTCAAAAGGTTTAGAGCCTTTGTTTTCTACAAAATCCATCCATACACCAGTGTTTTTGTATATTTTTACAGCAGTATTATTATCACCTTCTCTATACAAAGCTTGAGTTCTCCAATGATCTCCACAATCAATAAGAGTGTATCCGATTGATTCTAAAATTCCTTGGAAGTCTTCAGAACTGATCGAAGTCTGGGATTGTTTCTTGGATTCCATCACTATCTAAATCTTCATGACCATTTAAAACTCTAGCTATGTCCCTAAGATCTCCCCTCTCCGTAATATTAAAATTATTAAAATCTAAATTAATAGCATTTTTTCTCAACGAGTCTCCGATACTTACAGGTTCTACAGCCCCAGCGATATCGCTACCTAAGTGCCTAGCTTTCACATTAATCAGTTTATGTGTTCCAAACCTCCCGCCTTCTGTTTCTACTTCATCTGTAGTTTTGCTGCGAAGAATAAACATGTGAGAGCAAAATTGAGTGATCCTGTCTGATAAAGAAACAATAGATTCATCATCGACTATATTTTGAGATGTTCGATTAGTGGTGATACCATATCTATTTGATTGAACAGATGTAATCATAGGTATTACTGGATTGCCATCATTCAAAATCTCTTTTTGCACACATTTCTTAAACTTGTCCACCATTTCACCTACAACTTGCCACTCTGATTTATTGCCCACACTTTCAGATGTTGTCTTTATATAATCAAAAGAAAATACCATCTGGTTTCCTCTCCCAACTTTAGCATAATAAAACCTTTTTAAAGTATTAACCATTGAGTCAACATCCATGCCGCCAACATTATAGTAATAAAATTTTAAATTTTTAACTTTAGGCCAAACAGATCTCACCTTATCTACAACATCCTGACCAGCTTTCCTCCATTTACCACTTTCAAGCAAATGCATTGGGACACCAGATAAAGCCGCACATTGTCTCATGATAAGTTCTTCTTTGCTCATCTCTCCATTGTCAAAGTGAAGAACAGGGACACCATATTGTAAACTTACTTTAGTAGAATAATCCATGCAAAACTGCGTTTTACCGACACCAGAGCGAGCAACAATAACTGTAATATTACCAGCTCTTAAAAGTGATCCATAAATGTCATTTATCTTTTGATGTGGACCCATCATCCCAAATTCTGTGACAGGGTTATTACCACGCTCCTCTACAAGAGCTTCCATATCCTCATAAATATTTTCTGGTGTATCGTTACCTATTTCATAAAGATTAATTCGTGAATTGTATACATTGTCAGCTGCTTCTATAATATCTCTATAAGAAGACTCGGGAGCAATGTTTTTCATCTTCTTTACTATATCTTGAGAAGACTCCAGTATTTCTCTTCTTATAGTGTATTTTTTAAGTTCTTTAGCTGTCTTTAAAATATTACCCTCGGGAACTTTCCTCAAAGATAAAGATTTGATATAGTCAGATGGATTCAGATTATCTTCAAATGATAACCCTACTTCATTTACTCTTTGAGCAATAATAATTTCGTCTATCTCATCACCAACATCAATTGCTTGTTTAATTATTCTAAATATCGCAGAATGTAGAGAGCTTTGTTTAGAATAAAAATCAGAATTACTTACAAAATTAGAAATTTCCGCAAAACTTTCTGGATACTTAATTAAGCCAGCTAGCAACTGTTTTTCTAATTCAAAATTATATATCATTCTTCTTCTTCTGTTATTTCGTTATCTGGATGCTGAAAGTGGTTCTCCAGCGCTTTTGTTAGAGCAAATTCTGTCATACCGCAGTCAAATTTACAATAGATAAGTGGCTTGCCATTTTCAGATGAAACAGCCATAATAACTCCTTTGTACTTATCAGCTCCACCCGATAATTCATAGAGTTTATCGACCATCTCTGTAGGTATGCAAAACTCTCCGTCATCACTTCCTTCTGGTAGATTCATAAATAAATATTTTGTTTAGTAAATAAAGATGCTTGTATTTCATCTTGAGGATAAACTTCTGCTAACTTTATTTTATTAGCTTGGCAGAAATTTAATTTTTGTTCATCTCTTTTAAGTTGGTCAGCATATTTAAAATGATTTTTATGAAAATGCTTCACAAACTTTGTATGTTGAGCGCCCTGAACTTCGACTGCTATTTTTTTGTTAGCGTTGTAAAAATCTAAAGTAAGTCTGCTACCAACAACCCTAAACTCTTCAAAGACAATATCATTTTCCCAAAATGGACGCAAAAACTTTTTTACTGTTGTCTGGAACTTACTTCGACTGGGCTTATCCCAATCAATTAAATATTTTTTTGCGTTTTTTAGGTTTCTCTCTTTTCCATACCTATCAACAAATTTCATGCTCCGATTTGTTCCCTAAAATACTTGATTAAGAATTGACACAACTTCTCGTCCTGATCAAGCGTTTTGAATAAATTATTATCACCTTGGATTTGATCAGGAAAGTTTAATTTATTTTCTGCCAACAACTCACAGAAATCCTCTGTCGGTTTAATCCATGCACCTTTTTTTTCTACGAACTCCCAAGCATAAAGCAAATCTACGATTTCTTTCTCTATCCAAATAGAATTGCCACCAGAACGATTATATCTGACGGGATAAGTTAAGCTTACATTAGATTTTTCGTTAGGAGATTTGCAGATCAAAACTTTTGCAAAATGACCTATGATTGGATTTTTCTTCTCGTCGATAGTTTTTATGCTAGGGTTTTGAAGAATCAAGTCCGATTTATATCTAGGTTGAAATTGAATTACGCTATTAGCATAATGTTGTAAAGCGTAACCGCCTGTAGATACAGACTGTCTAGGAGGCTCTTTGGAATATTGGTCTCTCATTTCTGACCTTACCTGACTGATGAAAATAGCCATGTGTCCTCTTTTGCCTAAAGCTATACTAGTCTTTTTGCACCAAACAGATGCGATGTTTGCTCCTGCTGCTATCTTAGAGAATTCATCAAAACCCTTAGGGGCATCATTTTTTGCTATTAACCCATCAACAGAGTCTAATATAAAACAATACTTATGTTTATTTTTTACATTATCAATGAGTTGCTTAATACAGGTCATCGCTGCTTCATAAATATTTGTTTCTAGAACAAAGCAGGTGCCATCTACCCATTCATCTGGCGACCACACAAATTTTATCCCAGATCTTTCTCTGATCTCTTTACCCAGTCTGCCTTCAGCCTTAATATATACTCCTCTAGGGTTTTCTATCGTGGTCAAAAAGTTCTTCATGACCTCTAAAGCCTCGGATGTTTTTCCTCCTTCTGTAAGACCAGTAAAACGATGTAACCCAGGTCCAAAGCCCCCGTTCATGCAAAGGTCGAATTGAAGAGAGCCGCTAGAAACTCTATAATCACACTCCTCTTCAAAATTGTAGTGATCGCTTTTGTTTGATTTCAAAAAATTTCCTAGAATATCGTTTGGGTCTGGTCCTTCACTCATTTAAAAAGTCTTTAATTGTTTTATTTTTGCGGTTTATGGCTCGATCTTGGCCTGACTTATCACCTATATTGTATTGCTTGTATTTAGATAAGTCAACCTTAAAATTGAATGCCCTAAATTTAGCGTCCATAGTCTCTTTGAGCTTATCACTAACAAGGTAAGCCAAGGAGTCAAACTTTTTTTCAAAGGATACAATAGCCATAAAATCTTGTGAGTATCGCTCACAAAGATCATTAAGCATCTTCATCTCCCTAGCGAAAAAGGGTCTTCTGCCCTTGTCTGGGACTTCGATTAAACGAAAAATAATTTCTCTTTTATTCGGCCCTTTTGATTTGCTCACGGGAAAATTTGCGATGAAAAGACATCGCAGTCAACCATTTTTTTGACCAGTTGCACAAAATTGGTTTTTGGTTCCCATCCAAGCTCTTCTCTGGCTTTTGTGGAATCACCCCATAGTAAATCTACTTCTGCGGGTCTGTAAAAATCTTTATTAACCTCCATTAAACAGTCAGGGCCATGAAAATATTTTTCTTCTAGCCCTTTCCCTTTCCATTTACATTCATTTCTGTGGAATCCAGCAAAATTGAAAGCCTCAACTACAAATTCTCTAATTGTATGAGTCTCATTAGAAGATAATACATAATCTTTTTCGTTACCTCTTTCTTGATTTAGCATCAACCAAACACCTTTAATGAAATCTTCAGCGTCACTCCAATCTCTTTTCGCATCAATATTGCCAAGCTGAAGGGGAGTTGTTACTTTTCCTGATTCATACTCACGTAAAATTCTAGCTACATTTTTAGTAATTTTACGAGTGACAAACTCTTCTCCCCTTCTAACGCCTTCATGGTTGAATAAAAACCCTTGTACAGCATAAATATCGTAAGAATCTCTGTAAACTTTGACTAAATGTCTAGCGGCACATTTAGAAGCTCCATAAGGGCTTCTAGGGCGTAGAGGATGATTTTCTGTCTGTGGAGATTCTACAATATCACCAAACTCTTCAGAGCTACCAGCGTTATAATATCGGCAATTAGGGGAATGTCTACGGATGGCTTCTAGTTGATGTAAGACAGCCATAGCATTTGTCTGCATATGTTGAGTCGGCATTTTCCAACTAGTTCCAACAAAAGAATTTGCTGCAAAATTTATAAAGTAGTCAGGTTTATGTTCAGCCATGACTCTTTCTGTATTTTGAGGGTCTGAAACATCTAAATCAATCAAGAAGAACCTATCGTTATCTTCTAAGTGTTTAATATTTTTGTGATTCTTAACACTAAGTCTCCTAGCTCCTCCAATAATTGTATGTTCTGTATGATTTAAAAGATAGTCAGCCATAAGACTGCCATCTTGACCAGTGACTCCTGTAATAATAATTTTTTTCATATTAATTAGTTGATCCGAAAATTCTGATAACCCAAGGATCTTCGTCTTTAAAGACAGCTAACCCTTTAGATTCTTGAATTTCGTATTTAAAATTTAATTTTTGCAATTTATATTCAATGGATTTTTTATTAATAAATCTCCTATAGTGATCTCCCTCAAATACGCCTTTGTCAGATCTAGCTTCGACAAAGAACTTTTTAGAGTTTTCTTTTACATAGTCCCAGAAAATATCCTCGATATCTTCTGGAATCGCATGAATAAAAAATCTACTATAAATATAATCACACTTAATATCTATTAAATTTTCTATATCGCTTTTTATAAAAAAAACACCATTTGATGCAAATTTATCTTGGGAATTGCTATCCACGGCTATAACAGAATTGTTTATAGCCAAAAAATTAGCGTCTCTACAATTGCCACATCCAATTTCTAAAACTCTAGATCCAACATTTATCATTGGATTACATGCGACTGCGAAACTAGAAGGTTTATTAGGGGCAGTCTTATTTTTATAAAACAGCTTCCAATAATTGTCTTTATTCTCTAATAAACTCATTTTTAACTTGATGCTGATATCCCCTTTACGGGAGTTCTCCAGTTCTCTCCATATTTTTCTATAAGGTAGTCTTCGATGTTTGAAATAGTTTCAAACTCCTCTCCTAAAAATTCTATTGCTTCAGTAGGAAAATATTTTTTCTTTAATCTGTAATTATATTCCCATCCAAGCAAAGACCTATACTCATCTCCATCCATAGTAAATGGATAGATGTCCATGTAAATATCCCCTTTTTGTAAAGAATAACCCCTATCTTTGAAAAACTTAATGTTCTTTTCTGCAAAGATGCCCTGCAAAACTAAATCTTCTAAATCATTTTTAGAATCTGAAAAAATTCCAATATCGATATCTTTATCATGTTTAATAAAATCTTTTTCTCTATAAGCTCCAAGCAAAGTGCCAAATAACAAAAAATAATTAATGTTTTTTTTATTCAAAATGTCTCTAACTTCAATTAGAAATTCCTTACACTTTTGAGAATTTAAGTCATTATTATATACAGAAGAGTGAAAAGATAAAAAGTCTTGTTCACAAAATATATCGTTTTTATTTTTTTCAGAATTTTTCATATTCTATAGGTCTATAACCATTTTTAATACAATGTTGCAACACTTCTTTAAATCTTGGTCCTCTAGTTGGATCAGTTGATATTGCTACGTTATCTACTCCGAACTTATAGCCTAACTGTGGGTGACTTCCCCATATTGAAATATCATCCACTGGGTGTGG